ATTGAGCGCCTTTGCGATTTCTCTTTGCTTCATCCCCGCTTTCATCATTTCATTGATTTGCGCGGCTCTTTTGCTCATTGGCGAAATATCTTTTGCCTTGATTGTTTCATCGATCGAATCATCGAATCTTTTCTTTTTCTCTTTTTGCCTCTGTTCCAACCATTTTTTCCGATAGTTCAATTCGTATATTTCTCTTGTCAGTTTCATATCACCACCCAACCGCGAGAAATCTTTTGTGTATCTCTCGAGTTCGAGCGACATCATCTTGGCAATATTCGGCGATTGTGGCGTGTTCGCCATTGGCCCAGGCTTCCGCAACGATCGAGCCATCGAAACCCTCTTTGCCTGGAATGCCGAGAATATCGCAAAGATCATCCATCGAGATCGTTTTTCCTGATCCGGCCCACATGATCATCGTGTCATGAATTTTTTTATCCCAAGGTTTCGGATCACGCGGCAATTTATATGCGCCTGGTAATTGCACCCCGAGCGCGATGGCGCGTTTGCGAATGAATCCGATGTCGAATCCGATGATATTGTGACCGACCAGTGTTTCCGAATGGTATTTATCGAGATCGTTAAAGAACGCGCTGATCAACGGCTTTTCATCCTCGAGGGTTGCCGCGTGAAAGCATTTTACCTCATCATCGTTTTTTGCCCATGCAATGGTGCAAATATGCCCTCGGCCACCATCGAACGATGATTTGCCGAATAGGTCTTGTGCGGCTCCCTCTGCGCTTTCTTCATACCATTTTTTGACCGATGACGGTTTCTTGATCGATGCCGGTGGTTTTACTTTCTCGAGGCATCGCTTGAGATATTCCGGCGATTGGCTTGGAATGGTTTCGAGATCGAAATAAACGAATCGATCGCCTTTATATTGATCGCTCATCCGATTGATCTCCCCGCCATGATTTCCCGCGCCATAAAAGCGAATGACTCGAGATTCATAAAAATCAGACCATCATCATTGAGGCCGATTCCGGTCATTGCTGCGATGGCTTTCCAATCAACGGCCACCATCACCGGTTTGCGATCGAACTTATAAATCACGCAAGGCAATTTATTTGATGCTCGAGCGGCATTGTCCGATTGCGTCCACCAGGCTTTCATAAACTCGCCGCCTTTGTATCTTTTGCATTCGATCGAGAATGGAAAATCCGGATCGTCGGCAATGAGATCGGGTTGATTTGCCTGGCGTTGTTGCTCGAACGGGTTTCTCGAGAATTTGATTCCGAGCAAATCCTCGAGGTGGTTTGCGACATCTCGCTCAAACCCTGCGCCTTTTTGTTTTACATTAACCATTTTTTATTTCCTCAAATTTTTGTATTCTTTCGCCGATCCATTTCATCACTGGAACCGCCATTGAATTCCCCATTGCCTTGTATCTCGGCCCATCTGGACAATCCTCGGGTTTTTTATTGCGCCAAGGAATGCGGGTGTAATCATCGGGAAACCCTTGCAACCGCTCGGTTTCGATTGGCGTCAATCTTCTGACCTTTGCGCCTTGTTGAATTGATGTTGTGTGTTTGGCGGCAAGTGCCGGTGAGATGTTTTTAGTTGATGCCTTTTGCGTTCCGCTCATTTCGGTCGGAAATGCCATCATTGTAAAACCATCTGCTCGGCTGTAATCATGGCAAGTTGTTTCAAGTGTTGCGCTAATTTTCGGAATATAAGAGGGTTGCAAAAATCCGCCGCAAGCCTCATCGGTTCCTAATCCCCCGCCGCCACCGTTTCCAGAGCGCGTTGTAACTGTTCCGGCAATGTCTTTCCTCTCTTTTCGGCTCTCCGCAATATCCCCCGACAGGCTTTCGCGCTCAAATAAAACCGCTGCGGCACCTCTCCATCCTCCAAAGTATCCGACAACAAAGACTCTGCGGCGGCGCTGTGCGACGCCGAAATTCTGAGCGTCCAACACTCGGTAGGCGAACCCATACCCGAGTTTTCCCAATGCCCCGAGGAAGGTTCCAAAATCCCGTCCTCGGTTTGAGGACAATACGCCAGACACATTTTCCCAGACGATCCAACGCGGATTGTATCGTTCAGCAATGGCAAGATATGTGAGCATGAGGTTTCCACGCGGATCATCCAATCCTTTTCTGAGTCCTGCGATTGAGAATGATTGGCATGGGGTTCCGCCAACAAGAACGTCGATTGATTCATCTTTCCATTCCTTGAATTTTGTCATATCGCCATAATTCGGCACGTTTGGATAATGATGATTTAAAACCGCCGATGGAAAAGCCTCAATTTCACTGAAAAACTGAGGTTTCCACCCGAGGCCATCCCATGCCGCGGTTGCGGCTTCGACCCCAGAGCATACCGATCCATATTTGATTTGATCAACCACCCGAACGATCCTGATCGATTGGATCGGGTTGATAATCTGGCACCTTGATGCCGTATTTTTTCAAGCCATCGATGATGAATTGCTCGGCATGAACCGCCATTGGCACCCGAGTGCTTTTCTTTAGGTGATGCAAGGCATCATGCACATCCTCTCGGATCACCATCATAAAATTTGTGTAAGCCATGTTTTTCCTCTTTGCTGCTCGCGCCTAAACTAACAAAAATATATCTAAGATCAATAAAATATTTCCGAAACCTCTTGCAAATATATTCGGGGTCTATATTCTAGCGGCACGAACCAACTGAATAAGGATTGAATAAAATGGAAAATCAAATCAATGAGGCGCAAAAATCATTCCTAAGATTTGCCGGACTTCACCCAAATCAGAATGTTCAAATTAGAATCATTCGCTCCGCTTTAAGAACAACCAAAGAGGATTTTCATGATTCGAATTGGAATTATTTTAGCGGCCCCGATCATGCCAAATCTATTTGGCAACAGATTCACAATTTGGCATCTTGAACCAACTGAATAAGGATTGAATAAAATGCAAAAACTAGCTCAACTCCGCGCTCTGATACGCGATATGGAAAACAGCCTTGGCATCATCGGCGACATCATTGGCGCGATCTGCCTGTTCATTCTCGGCATCGGCCTCTTTGTTTTTGTGCCGTTGATCGCGGGGTGATTGATATGGATTTATTCACCCGCGTAAAAACCCGCAAAGATGAACTCGAGGAATCGGCTTTGAAGTTCCACCAGGAAAATCCGAACGTATGGATTTTGTTTGTAAAGTTCACCCGCGAAATGACCTCTCGAGGTTTCAACAATTATTCGGCCTATGCCATTTTTGAGCGTATCCGGTGGGAAACCGATGAGGCCGATGGCGATGGCAAATCGACCTTTAAGTTGAACAACAATCACCGGCCATATTATGCGCGGTGGTATATGCAAGCATTCCCCGAACATCGAGGTTTTTTCCGGATTCGGGAATTGACCAGTGAGAGCGAAACCGCAAAAAATTTGCCTGATCTCACTCCAAAGGATTTCCCATATGTCGATCAATAGCTCAACCGTTCAACGGCTCAACGGCACCGTTTTGATGTCGATCGATGGCGGTGAATACGTTGAGGCCATTGATTGCCCCGAATGCTTTGGATGGGGTGAGATTGAGATCGAACGCCCTCGGCCTCACTCTTTCGATCGTGATGTTGGGGTGATCGATGTGATCAAAGGCGAATGCGAAACATGCGCCGGAATTGGCGCAATACCAAAAGAGGATGAAAGTGATGAGTGATGAGAATCAAAAAAAAGACCGCAAAAGATATTCCGCGCCGGTGGTGGCTTCCGGCTTTTGGGTTGGCTTTGCGATGTTGGTGATTGCCTTTTGGGGTGAACCTGATTTGCGCGATGTCTTGATCAAGTTCCTCGAGGCCAAGAGTTTTAATTAATCAGTTTTCTCTCTGCCTTGAAAACTGACAACTTGCCCGCCATCCTTGGCGGGCTTTTCTTTTACACTCTCGAGCAACTTTAAAACCAATTCGAGCCGCTCGGATTCCGGCAAGAAAAAATGAATGATCTTTTTGCCACCGCTCGAGATCAAAACCTCGCCATCGTCGGTGACATCGATCTCATTCAATTATAGCCAACTCTCAACGTGAAAGCATGGGCAAGCCTTGGTTGCGTAGGAATTGTGGCCGGTGACTTTTTCGATCGTCGGAAACTTGGCTTTATATTCGACGATTAATTCGCGCAAGGCTTCCTCTTGCTCCGGTGTGAAATTATCGAGAAACTCATCATCGGCACAACCGCCGCGCCCACCGACCAGGCTCACCCCGATGGTGTTTCTGTTCATCTTGGCGACATGCGCCCCCGATT